TTTTCTAAAGTGATTTTAGGCGAAGTTTCAAAAATATCACAAATTTTTGTTCCTGTCTATAAAAATTACTTTTATCAACAGAGATCAAAGATATTGAAGAAATTGTATAGTTTTAAGGATGAAACACTGGAGTTTTCAACTTTAATTGATAGACTCTCTATTTTCGATAAAGAAAATATTCGTTTTGTCAAATCTATTACTCCTTATATGAGAGATGCAGTTGAGACAGGTCAAACAGTTGGACTTGAAGCTGCTGGATCTGAAATTGAGGATTTAGTTTTTAATAAACAGCTCTTAATGAATAAGATTAATGAGATTTTAGGTGTTAATAAGACAGTTTTCAATAAAATAAGTAACCAAATGCAGGAAGGAATCGACAAAGGTGAAAATATTGAAGACTTATCAGATAGGATTAAAGAGATTTATAATACAATAAGGACTACATCGTATAAGTTGGTTAAAAATAGATTACATTCCATACTGATGGAAGCTTCTTTAAGTGAGATGAATAAATCAGTTGAGGGGACATTATGAAAGATAAAAAAATATTTAAGATAGGAAGTATGGAAGTTAAAGCTTCAGATGATGATAAACGTGAAGTTATTGCTATTGCGAGCAAAGAAGTAGCAGATCGTGATAAAGACATTGTTATAGTTGGTAAAACTACAAAAGAAGGTATTGACATTCGTGGATATGTCAAAAACCCAGTTGTTCTATTTGCACACGATCATAGAGCACCCCCAATTGCTAGAGCTGAAAAGGTTTGGAAGGAAAATAAGAAATTAATGATGAAAATTAAATTTCCTGAACCTGAAGTCAGCTCCTTGGGTGATAGTATTTATAAACTTATCAAGGGTGATTATTTAAATTCCTTAAGCATTGGATTTCAACCTGATTGGAAGACTGCAAAATTCAATGAGAAAAGAGGTGGGTATGATTTTCCTTCAAGTGAATTGCTTGAGGTGAGTATTGTTTCAGTTCCTGCAAATCCAGCTGCTGTTATTCAAAGTAAGTCAATTCAGAAAGCTCTGGATGATAAAGTCATTGATGAAGTTGAATTTAATGAGATGAAGTTGTATATGGAAGAGTTAATCAAGGTAGTTGATGAGGATGATGATGTTACAGTCTTTGATCAACTAGAGGAAAAAATTGATGAACTTTTCAAGAAAATTGAAGAAGAAGAACCAGAACCAAAGTTTGAACCTGTGTTGGAACCAGTCGAAGACTTAAATCTAGAACAAAAACAAAATATATGTATTAAATGTGGTGGAGAAATTCTTCCCACTCAAGATATTATTCAAAAAGAAACTGACGGTGATCTTTTTGAATGGATTTTTAATGAACGTCTGACTGAAAAGTCTAATGATGATTCTACTGAAGATCTAGTTGACGAACTGTTAATTATGTTTGAAAATAAGGAGTAAATAGTATGGGCGACAAATTCAAAGAGAATCAAGAGAAACTGCGTAAATTGTTTCTTGAAATGTTCCCAAAGCTAGCTGAAGATAGTAAAGATGAGAAGTTAGCTGGTGATGAAGTAGTTGCAAAGCTGCTTGAACAAAATAAAGAAATGAAAGATCGTATGGAAGCTCTTGAAAAAATGAAAGGCAAAGATGTAGCGTTAATCGTGCCTGGAGATACTAAAGTAGTTTCTAGTATTTATAAAGGGTATGACTTGAGAAATCAAGGTGTGGAACTGGCAATCAAAGACAATACTGTAAAAGAAGAAATCGCGAAGTTCTTCATTGATTTCCTAGAAAAGTTTCGTACCTTTGGTATGGCAAAAGCGGCAATGAATGAAACCACAGCAGCTCAAGGTGGGTACGCTGTATTCCCGGAGTACATAAATCAGTTGTTGGGTTTCGCAAGACTTCAATCCGTAACTCTTCAAGAGTGTCGAGTTATCGACGTATCCACAGATAGTATTCACATTCCGACTGAAGATGCTTCTGTATCTGTAAGCTGGAAAGCTGAAGCTACTGCACTGGCAGCGTCAGATCCTACATTTGGAGAGTTGAATCTAACACCTTATAAATTAGGCGCATATTCAACTGCATCTAATGAGTTGTTAGAAGATTCAGCTTTTGATATTGTTAGTTGGTTGACAACTCTTTATGCAGAAAGCATTGCTAGAGAAATTGATAGTCAGGTATTTAATGGTTCTCAATTCACTGGTATTTTTGGTGCTGTTGGTATTAATGAAGTTCAAACCACAACAAATACAGTTGCTGGATTAGATTGGAAAGTTCTTTCAAATGCTATTTCACAATTGTCAACAAACAAACTTCCAAATGCGAAGTTTTATTTCAATAGACAACTATTCCATTATGTAAGAATTATGACTGATGGTGCTGGAAATGCTATTTGGTCTCCTGCATCTGGTGGTGATCCTGCAAAGATCTGGGAATTTCCTTATAAGTTAATTGAGGATATGCCTTCTGATTCAACTGCTGGATCATATATTGGTCTCTTGGGAGATCTGAAACACTACATCATTGCTCGTAGAAAAGGTAATGTAACCTTGGAAGCTGATCAATTCGGAAAATTCCTTGAATATCAGACCAGGTTCAGAGCTGTAACACGTTGGGATGGTGCTCCTTGGAACCCTGCCGCTTTCGTTCAAATAGTGGTTTAAGGTATTGGGGATCTCTTCATTGAGGTCCCCATTTTATCATGGATATAAACAGAAAAGTTTATGTGTGCTCAAATGGGCATACAAATGAAAGAATGGTAAAGAAATGTAAGGTTTGCGGTTGCGAATTTGTTTATATGAGATCTCAAGTAGTGACAAAACCTGCTAAAGTGAGGACTAAATAATGGCAGTAGACAATGATGCTTTATGCTCTTTAGATGAGGTTAAAAACTTCCTTGGTATGACAGGATCGAAACAATTGGATGATGATCTTATTGAAGATTTATGTGATAGGGTTACTGAAATCTTTACAAGTGAGTGTCAAAGAGATACGTTTAAAGCTAAACAATATACAGAGTATTATGATGGAGAATCTTCTGAATATCTATTTGTAAACAACATTCCAGTTATTTCTATTGCATCAATTAATAATGATTCAGATTGGGTTTGGGGAAGTGATACACTATTAGACTCTACAACCTATAGAATCGTTGATGGAAAATATGTTGTATTGAATGGTGATAAATTTGTTCAATCTCATCAGTCTATTCAAATAGTCTATACAGCAGGTTATGAAAACATTCCTAATGATCTCAAACAAGCAGCAATTGAAGAAGCAGCTCGTAAATATAGACATAGAAAAGATTTCGATGTAATTTCAAAAACATTATCAGATGGAACAGCAGATTATGCACCTCCAGGTCTTCTAAAGTCAACACTTTCAATATTAAGTTTTTACAAATTAAATTGGGTGTATTAAATGGCAACAAAGAAAAAGAGACAAGGATTCAAATCTAAATTAGAATTGACTCGAGAAAGTGAGTTATATTTGGGTTCTATGCCTAAACTTGTGAGGGAGGGATTTGTCTCTGGAGTTGAAGATTCTATGAAAGTTTCTGAAAAAGATGTTAAGAAATCTTTTGGAAAACCAGATAAACCTAAAGTGAGATCAGGCAAATTAAGAGAATCAATTAAAGCAGATTTTATGACAGGACTTATTTATTCTGGATTTACTCTTTCTTCAGATGAGGTCTATGCAAGAATACAAGAAATGGGCGGAACTATTAGAGCAAAATCTGGTAAGTATCTAACATTTCAGATAGGTGGAAGTTGGGTGAAGGTTCCAAGTGTTAGAATTCCTGCAAGACCATACTTAAATCCAGCAATAATGAGCAATCTTAAAAACTTTGAAAAGATCATAACAAATAGTGTTATAAAGGAATTAAGGTGATGCCAAATAGAAAAACAATTTTAAATCAATTGAAAGAGGATTTAGGAAAGATTCAATCTAGTCGTGGTTACCTAACTGATCCTGTGGAGATTGCTCACGGAATAACATCATTTGATTTCTTTAATCAACGTCCTGCTATTTCATTTGTAATGATTGCAGATGAAGTTACAGATGAGTATTATGATGATAATAGATTTAGAGAAATGTCAGTGTATATATACTGTTTTGCAGATGTAGAACTGAATAATTATAATCCAATATATGATCTTGCTGAAGATATAGAAACTTTTCTTTATTCAAATGATTGGAGTTATACAGATAACACTCTTTTAGGAGATGTTATTATTACACCAGGTGGAACTGACAATATGCGTGCAATGTGTGATACCATTGTTCAAGTCAAATACTGCCAGGAATTATAGGAGGATTAATTATGTCGTGTCCAGTTAATCTAGGGAGAAATGCTAGAATTAAGCTTGACGAAGTTACTATTGCTAGAATGACAGCAATGGATGTTACAATTGAAAATGAAACTTTGGACATCACTTCATTTGGTGATGAGTGGTCAAAGTTTTG